ATCTGCTCTAGCCGTTTGATCCGAGCGTGGATACCTTTGGTTTCCTTTTCAATGCCTTCGTACCTTACGGCGCAGACATCTACGTGGGCATCAATCTTGTGATCAACTTCAGATAATGTAACCATTATGGTGCCAAGCTATTTTCGTTGCCGGAATAAAGAGCGTTCAACGCGCCGCGACCTGCAAATACCGGTACGTTTGCGCCCGCGCTTTCAACTACTTTTGGCCGCGCTCCAAGACGCATTTGATTAGCCAATCTATTAACTTCTTGTTCACGTCGTATTGTAGCCAACTCTCGCGCGGCGTACCCAGCGCCAGCGGTGTACGCGCCAAATGGGCTTACAACTGTAAAGATAGTTGACGCGGGCGTCAGCGGCGTAAACTTTCCTAACGTGCGAAGAATGTTCTGCGTAGTACCGCCTTTGGCGGCGTCCTTAATAGCTTGTTGTTCGTCCGGCGTAAAGAACCGCATTTTCTTTTCGTTCTTAGCCAGCGACGACAACTGCGACGCCATGTTTGTTTCTTTGTTTCCTTGAGAAACGTCAGCGCGCTCAATGATGTCGGTAATTAGTTCGCTTTTCTTCATTTTGGCGTAGTCAGACTTGGCAGTTTTCCAAGCCTCCAACGCCGCAGGATCGCGCACTATCAATGCTTTGTTGGGTGCGTTTAACAAATAATCGTCAAACTCATCCAATACTTTACTTGCAATCAAACGCTCTTGAGGGTCTGGACTCTTTGCTGCTCCACCAATAACTTTTCTAAGAGCTTGCAACTCAACAATATCTTTTGGCCGGTCAGACTTAAGTTGGGCCATCACCGCGTCAATTTTAGGAGACAAGCCTTCAGCGTACCCAACTTCAGACCGCAGTTTGCTAGGTAAAGTGTCCATGTGCTGGTTAAATTCTTTCCTAAAGAATTGAAAACCAGAGTTATCTAGCACTTTATACGCCGCGTCAGACTGCGCTTTCAGTTGCTCAGTTGACGGGGTGGCTTCACGTTTTGTAGGCCGCAGACCCGCCGCGCCGCTGACTGCGGTTCCCGCAAGTAAGCCAGCCAACGGGTTGTCTGTTGCTTCGGTTACGCCTTGCGCCGTAGCCGCCGAAACTGGCGCGGTGACGATCTGACCAACCGGCGCGCGAGCGGCTTCTTTACCCGCCGCGCCAAACATTCCGGGCATCGACATAGCACCGCGCCCTGCTGCTACCGATCCAACAGTACCGGCGAGCGCGTTAGTAGCCGCGCCAAGTACACGTTCGCCAGAAGATTCTGGGCGAGGACCTGGGAGGAAATTTGAAATAACTTGAGATGGCATGCTTAGGTTACTGTCGGCAAGACGGTTGTAACCTTTAACTAAAACATCGGCAGCGGGAATTGCCAAACCACCAACTAAACCACCTACCGCCGCGCCGACTGGGCCAAAAGGCGCGCCGATTAACGCGCCCGCTGCGGGACCAATCATCGCCTCGCTTGCAGATCGTCCTACGATACCTGCTTTCCGTACTGCTTCTTCACCCATTGACGGCGGGGGCGCAAGGAAGTCAAGAATTTCGTTTGATTTGTACCCAGACGACAACGCTTCGCTTACGCGGTTGTCGTTTTGTTTTAGAAAGTCAACGATTTCATCGTCTTTGTAGCCGCGCCGCCGCGCGGCGTTGATCTGCTCACGAAATTGTTCGTTCATGGTTTTTTTGCACCAAAGATAGCTTTTAACCCATCTAACCTATCTTTTTTATCTTGCTCAGATACAGATTTACCTTCTCCAAGAGCTTGCGGCATGGGCGCAGTCGGGGTGTAGTATTTATATACGTCAGCAGCAGCGGGGTCGTTTCTCATCGTATCCATCAACGTCTGATGGTTAGACCTTAACCGGCCAGCCAAACGCTGCGATGCGTTAACAACGGTTTGAAGTTCTGCAATAGTCATATCGGCAATATCGCCGGACCGCGCGCGCTCCAACAGTTTGGTTTCCGCATCCGTGATTTGACCTTGACCTTTCAATTCAGCGCGGCTTTGCAAAGTTAGGTCAGCCATACCTTGAATAGCGGTACGGGTAGCAGTCAACTTTTCCTTATCCCCAACATTAGCTAATTCAAGAACTTGAGCAAACTTAGTCCGTATGCCCGCGCCCGGACCAGCAATCACGTTGCCGGTGTTAAGAGCTTCGCGTACAGTATTTGCGGTGTTCATAATATCCGCAGCACCTTCAGCTTTTATCAAAGATGCTTCAGCGCGTTGCCCAATTGGCGCGGCTAAACTTTTTCCGGCGGGCGTGTTAGTTGCGCTGACAGTTATGTTTGTAGTCGGTTTGGTAAGCCCCTGAATTCTTTCAAATGTTGCTTTCTCTTGAGGAGACATAGCAAGATACGCTTGAAGGGTTCGTATGTCTGCGGGCGTTCCTTCTGGCGCTGGAGGCGTCATCATAGAAACGTCGCCCATCATCAGCAATCTATTTGGCTCAATCGATTGCATTTTCAATAAAGCATTTACTTGTTCGCGGGCTTGTTCTGCCGCTTTTCCAAATTCTTTAGGGTATTGCAACGCTTGAGTTTCATAGAACCTGGCAAATTGTTCTGCTCTAGCCAACTTGTTTTGTATTTGTTGCCTAAATTCTTCAGGAATCAAAGCATTAGATGTTGCGGCGGTCGGAACAAAATTACCTCCGCGTTCAGCAGTTCCTACAGTAGACCCTGGCATTCTTGATGGCGCATTTTTAAACGTACCAGGAGCTGCGCCTTCTGGCCCTATCTCAAGCATTGAAACCTTTAACGGCTCTACACGCGACGTTACCGCTCCAGTAGTTGGGGCAACCGGTTGATCTTCTTGGTAAAGTTTTTCGTACTTAGCCAACCGATCAACACGATCAAGATGTCCTTGAATTCCGCCCGCAGCCGCCCTGATTTGAGGATTTGGGTGAGCGTACATTTGTAGTACTGCGTCACGCAGACCAGGACCACCTTTCTCTTCGATTATGTTCTGTATGTTTGTCAAAAATGTTCTGGACTCGTTTTCACTTGCTAAATCTTGCTCACGAATTTGACGAGACATACGAGCGTTTTTAATCTGTTCCATAACCGCCACATCCTGCAAAGGATCTGGCATATTGAACTTGGGCGCTTGGTAAGCGTTGACGATTGACGGATCAAGAGGTCGGAGTGCCATGTCAATTACCTATTTTCAATTGGCGCTGGAGTCCTGCCATAGAAATCAGCCAACGCATTTGAGCGTTGCCCATACTGATACATTTGCCCGGCTTGTCCAAGTGCTTGATTCAAAGCGTTTGATTGACCAAGATAACCAGAGGCGCGGGCGCTGGCAATGTCTTGCAGGTTTTGCCCAGTCTGAGCACCGTACGCGCCATATGCGTTAGTTAACGCTCCAGTTGCAGTCTGACCAACACCGGCCAACGATTGCAATGGGTTAAGTTGAGCGTTGCGTTCAGTTTGGTAACGATTAAAAGCATTCTGATACTCTTGCGAACCCATTTCTTGACCGTAGCGTTGCGCTGCTTTAAGAGTGCCGCCAGACAACAACCCACCACGCGCTGCCGCTGTGCGGTCTAGTGCTTTCATGCCCTCGGACAATCTGAAAGCGTAGCCAGGGTCTTGCGTAAACTGATCCATACCAAACTTGGTATAGTCAGACAACGGGATTAGCTTATTAAGCGCACCGACACCCGCTTGCCGAAAAGGTTCTTGCAGTTCAATTTGTTTATTGAACATCCGTTCTTGAGCATCTTGAGCGGCCTGAGTTGCTTGCGCTTGTACATCGGCAGCTTTGCTGGCCGATTTAGACGACATATATCCAGACCCAAAAACGGCTGCGGCCATCATCCAAGGCATTTCAATACTCCTTTTCCAGAATTTGCATTACATTTACAAATTCTGTCATGTCCGATGGTTGAATCAAAGTGTTGTCAATTTCGTTTTCGTCCGTGCAATCTGTAGCGTGGATGCAGTACCAAACAGCGTCGGTCAAAGTCTTAACCCCGTGGTGCTTGTTGGCTTCAATTGTAAAACACGCGGGCGCGTTTATAACCGATGTTTTTCCGTCCACCACAACTTCTACAGATCCACTAGCCAAAATGGATAGGTGGTCATGTTTATGGGAATGCTGAACCAAAACATGACCAGCCGGTATGCGCGACTCTTTGGCGTAGATCCCAGAACTAAAATAATGTTCAATCAAGTCACTTCCCGCCCAGAAACCCGAATGGTAATCGCGCTGGCCGTGCCCGCCACCGTGCTAATGAAATCGCCAATCCCTAGAACTTGCCCGACCAGTTCTGGAAACGTGTAGACCTCAGACGCTTGCAGCGTTTTGGTCTTGGTGATCAAGTTGATGTTTCCGGCAGAACCAGCCACTGTAACCAAGTTGACGGAAATTGTAGCAGCAGTTCCAGTTACGTTGGTTGCCGTAAATTTGTCAATAATCGCGGTTACGCCAGTAGCCGTGTACTGAGTGGTTTGTGTGTTTTCGGCATATTTTGCCGGGACTAGAACCTTGACGGTGACCATGATTACTCCAAAAAATGTTAGACGTACAAGACTTCAATGCTCGCCGTGTAAGGCGGTGCTTCCGAAAATGTTAACGTCGCGTCAACAAGAGTATATGTGTTTTTCTCTTGATAGACACCGTTGATATAAACTTGGATGGCGTTGATTCCAATCGGAATGCTGGTCAAAGTAAAGACCGTTTGAGATCCCGTACCAACGAAATCTTCAACATAAGCCACTGGGCCATAAAAAGTATTTGTAGTAGCGTTTGGTTGAGACTGTAGACCATCAATTTGTTTCTGAAGTTCCGCAACTTGGGACAGCAGGCCTAAACAAAGATTTTGCAACTGAGCAAATTCAATCTGCTTGACAAGTTCTGGCGTCGTATCAACGGGTTGGGGCAGGGTAGCAACCGTTTGTGACAAATTTTTCAATTCTGGCGTGAGGTCAGCAGGTTGCGGTAAGGTCGCAACCGTTTGAGCCAGATCCTCAAGTTCTGCCGTTAAATCTAATCTTGCCGGCTGCGTAGCAAACGCTTGCCCAAGAGACTCAAGTTCTTCGCTAAGGTCTGGCGGCAAAGGTTGTGTTTTGACAACCTGCGACAAATCTTGCAGTTCTGCCGTGGAATCGATTAACTGTGGTTTGGTCTGAACATTTTGCTCTAACTTTCGCAACTCTGCATCAAAAGACGCAATCAAAGATTCTGCATTAGACCCAATATTAGAATCAATAAATTCTGTCGCAGCAGTAAACAACGACAGAAAAAACATATACCAAGCGCGATCTATCAGCCCCGTTCTTGGGTCAATAATTGGGACCCGTGGCGGCGTGATCGGAGTGGGCGTAGCATTCCGGCTAGGCATTTGTGCCGCTCAAAATAAGTTCTGCACCCATGATCACCGTCTTGACCGGATCGGTTCCGGAAAGTTCGTATACTCGATCACGGAGTTTAAGCGTCATGCCCAAACGCCGCCAAAACACTCGTTGTTGGTAATTGCCAATCTTGCCAACTGGCGACCAGTGTTCATTTGACCAAGTGTGACCCGCGTCATCAGACCACCGCAACATAACCTGTGGGTCAGACCCCTGCCCAAGATTTAACCCAACACCAGACTCACAATCTAGTTGCAACGTATGATGCGCCGTGCGCTTTAGGTTGTTTTGACCAGTTGGAAGCGCACGCCAAGAGCGCAACCACCTTTGTATTTGCCCGTTGTCGGCGTATACATCTAGGTCAAA